AACACCGGAAACCAAGCATTGGATCCCAACGCGCGAGGCGCAATTCTTAAAAGATATTGACCCGGACACAGTCCCAAAGAATTTAATAATTAGAATGTCTTCTCACATGGTAGACCAGGGGCCAGTTAAATTTTGGCCTTGGACGTCAACCGTGACAAGCGGGCAGGATGCATCCTGCCCGGCTCCTACTCAGGGCGGCCAGTGCAAAGATTGCCGGGCTTGCTGGGATAGGTCGACAGCTAACGTCTGTTATGGTAAACACTAAAAATGGATTGGAAGCACCCCACATATTACAAGGCCCTGGAGAAGCAGCGGAAAGAATTTGAAGCGAGCGAGCGAGCGCAAGCCGACAAGCGAGAGCGCGAGCGAGCCAGCAAGCGGAAGGTCACGAGCGGTTCGCGAGCAAGCAAGAAATAATATGGCCCCAATCGTCTTGGGCCACAGGCGGGACTTCTCGATGGTCCTCAAGCAGACCGAGGATCGAGGCTGATCCATAAAGTTTTACGGATCGGGGAGAGCCCTTTGGGCTTTGTCCAACTAATATAAAATTACGTTTTGTCATGGTAGAATGAAACAGTATTTGGTGGGGTGAAAAGTGTATTTTATTGTCGTGCACAAGCTTGAGCTCAACCATAAAAAAACCACAAGAATCGTGATATCCCAACAGATCCGGGGTACCAAATGATGACCAAGACTCTAATCTTGTCCACTTAATTTCAGGTGTATTTTTCTTTAATAACTTCCAAAGATCAGACTCTTTTTTCATCGTTCACACCGTTGTTTAGAAGCATTCTCATGTACATTGACTTGTACGTCAAGTTACGTTATAAGTCAAGTTATGGGAGTACCAGCCAAATTAACAGAACGACAAATAAAGTTTGCAGAGTTATTAGTATACAATGAAGGACGTATGTCACCAGCGGAATGTGCCAAAGAAGCAGGCTATAAAACCCGTCCCAGACAAGCTGCATCAGAGCTGCGAAATCCAAAAATATCTCCATTAGTAGTTAGATACATAGGTGAACTTAGAGCTGAAGTACAGGAGAAATACGGAATATCATTTGAAAGACACATCACTGAACTTGCAAAAATTAGAGATGACGCCAGAGCAAAAGGTGCTTGGTCAGCTGCAACTAATGCTGAAGTAGCACGTGGTAAAGCAGGTGGATTATATGTAGATCAAAAATTAATTATGACAGGTAATATAGATAATTTATCTGAACAAGAATTAGAATCTAAAATGAAAGATATTTTAAAAGATCACAAAGATATTATAGAAGGTACAGCAGTAGACATACACACAGAAGAATCTGAGATACCAGAAAATATAAAAAAATTAAATTAAATTTTTTTTCGTGAAATAGTAGAGCCAGACTTAACTCCTTGAGGGTCGGGTCCTTTGACTGGTGGAATTTCTTTCCATTTAACGTTAGGCATATTTTTAACCAACGTAGGATTAAAAATCCTATCAAAGTTTTGTTTGTACTTTGCATCACTTGGTCTAGATCTTCCGTCGTATGGAAACTTCTTAGACTTCATTTTTTCTTAGCTGTTTTTGCTGCTCTTTTAAAGTTAGCTGCAGTAGGTGCACCTTTACTTCCAGGTTTTCTCATTTTTTCTTTACTGCCCGCCTTGATACGCTTGCGTTTAGCGTGAATGTTCGCATATAAACCACGTTTAGCCATGTGCTCGTCCTCCTTTTTTATAGCCCATTGCTTTTGCTACTTTAGGGGCTTTCTTTTTTAATGCTCTTAAACCTTTTCCTTTTTTACCCGCAGGTATTTTTTTCTTGTTCATATATTTATTTTTTCCATTTTAATTATACACCCTCTTGGGAATACATTTCTATCAGAGAATAATTCTTCATTCTCTTCATAACTAGCAAAAGTTCTAACATTTTTTTTATCTTTGTTAAACAAATAAGCCTGTGTAATCATAACACTTGGTTTAAATTTTGTAAACTCTTCTGTTGTTGCGTGCCCGCTGTCACCCGTGATGTCAACCCAAGTAATAGAATAAAAATAATATTTTTTATTCTTAATTACAACATGTCTATACTTAGATTTTTTTAGAGATTTTGGCATACGGATTTTTTACTATAAGAGAAATATTTAGGCAAATTTTTTATTTTTGAAAACAAAAAAATCCCCGCGCGCAGAGTACATAGAATTGGCGTAAAACAGTATGTTGTGCCATGGTGTGCCACTGGAAATAGACCCTCTGGCACAGCTATTAATCAATAATAGCAACACTAATAAGTCAAAAACACCCTTTGTGCCACTGTGCCACCGACTTTTTTTTAATAGAAAAAAAAACTTATACCCCCAAGATTCTACTTATGTCTGGCACAGACCAAAAAACCGCATAAAATTGCAGTTGTCTTGTTATTGCCACAATTACTTTAGAATGGTTCTAAGTTCATATCAACCCTGCTGCTTTCCGTGCACGTACTCACAGCAGAGCAAACTCCAGGTTGCTACCTTGCGGTCATCGCTAACGTCCAGGGAAATGCCATTGGCAAGATTTGTACGCCCTTGAGCTTTCATCAGATTGTGTTATAGGATATTCTAGGATAATGTCAAGTGTTTAATGGGGCTTCCACTCTCGCTTCCACCCCTATCCCTGGGGATAACTTAACTCTGTCTAAAGGTTTTAGATCTAAACCTATTAATATTTTCACTCTTTAAAACCATTCGTGTTGGTTCTGGATGGCCAATAATATTGTTTTCTTGTATTTCAATTCTTCTTATTTCTTCTAATGCACCACTTTCTGTTTCGATATAGATATGACAATTAGATATAGCTGTACCTTTTTTATCTTCTGTAAATTTGCCAAGGTACTGTTGCAAATCTCTTACACGCATACTCATTAGTTCCATTCTCCTATTAATTTGTGCCAGTGTGTATCAAATGTGTCTTGAAGTTTATAATTATCTTTGTACCAAGATTTTTTCATTAAATGAGAAGACCAAGCATGATAACCTTGCATTTCTACATCTACTTCATAACCATTTTTCTTATAACCCATGAAATCTGGATATAATGTTATAGTCATATTTTTTTTATTTGTTTTTACAATTTCTTTCATTTAACGTTCTCCCTTTGTTTTATTTAAATGTTCATTGTATGGATCAGGTTTAGATACCTGCATACTCTGTATTGTTTTTGCATATTCTTTAACTAAAGAATACCATTTATCTGTCCAGATTTGTTTCATCCCTGGACTCGGCGCATTTTTTACTGCTCTCGCTAGACTGTCTAGCTTGGTCATTTTTTCTTTTATGTTCATAATATTCACTTACCTTTCCCAACCATTTATGTTGATATTCTTTAAACTCATTACCTTCAACTACAAACTCTTGATAGTAATTATCTTTACTACACATCATAATCACACCTTTGGTTATTTCTGTTTTGTGCATATAGTTATGGGCCATAGCATAAGCCGCTAGTTGAAGTTTATAATCTGTTATCCATTCTGGTTTTTTAGGTTTATTAGTTTGTTTAAAATCTATAATAGCATCTTGACCTTTGTGAATCCCAACCATATCTGTTTGTCCTGCGTATAGTCCAGGATAGAAAAGAGTACACTCAATACCATAATACTCTGAAACATTACATAGACCTTGCTCTATCACTCTAACAGCCATGTTATGTGCGTTGAGTCCTACTTGTGTTAGATCTAAATAACCTTGTTCGCCTACATATTTTTCTAATATTTTGTGCATTGCAGTCCCACGGGCTGCTGCCTCATCAACGATCCGCGTCGCGCTGGCCTCGCCAATCCGATCACGCCACGCTTGCAGACTCTTAGCCTTCTCTGGATCTTGTGTAGCTGATAATATAGTCGTAACACTCGGTAGTTTTTCTTTACCGGTATCATAATGGCGTTTACCATCAATCGCTTCGCGTACCGTCTTCGGGTATATAAAACAGTTATTGTGTTTCATCTTTTAACTCCTTTTCAAATATGTCAAAAAAATTTAATTGTTTGACCGCTTGTTCTTTATGTTT